TTGAATAATAATTGATTTATCTTTCTTATATTCAAAAGTCTCGATTGTTTGTGTGCCGCGAGTAATAGATGATGTTCCTGTCTTATCGGATGTATTAACCTTTGCAGGGTTCATTCTATTCTTGCTAACGATCCAGTTACCTCTAAATCGACCAGTATCGACAGGAGACTTCTTAACGATACCTCGCAAACTATCCATAGCAATCAATGAGATAACGTCCTCGATCTTTTCATCGGTATCGACCAAATCTTTGTTTAGCTGTATCTCGAAATTCTTATAGGTCATTTCTGTAACGCCACTCCATATTGAAGTGAAATAGACCCGACAATCTTCTGCGCTGCTTTTATTTCATAATCAATCGATGAAATAGTTAGCTTGTATCCTTCCTTGATAACCTCGCTAAAACCCTCCAACAAAACAAGTTGACGATTTGATCCGATGATTGAATCAGGAAATATATCTCTGGCAGGAGTATCAGTATCAAATAAAGCTCTGCCTGTGAGAGTTGTTGTTGTAACTGGATAAGTACCAGTTGAAGGGTTGTAAGTTCCTTGAGTTTCGTAAGTCACTGTCGCATCAAAGATAACATCCGTTACCGCTATATCAACGGCATCGAAGGCTGCATCTGAGATTGCTGTGACTGTTGTACTCATCCGCGCACCATTTTAAGTTGAGCGCCACCGTAAATAGTATATGGCGAAATCAATCCCTCAATCGCTACAAATCGAGGCGTTTCTCTAAAGTTGGTAAACTCTACTTCGGTTTCTACTGGCCCTGCTTTGTTCTTCTCTCGAACCTTTGCACCACCCTCAACCGTAGCAAATACGTTTGTTCCCTGATGAATAATATAAGCTAATTCTGCTTGAGCATCTTTTATATCCTGTGGAATAACATCGGGATCGATAGGGAAATCTTTAACAAGATAAATACCTGTCAAACGAGGCCAAACCATCGCCTGATAGCGATATTGTTGCTCACCGACAAAAGTATAACTTCTATTAATATAATCAGCAGCCTTAACCAGTTCAGATTCTTTTGCGGCTGTATTACCCGAAATAGTTGCGTTTCTCTCTGTCCAGAAAGCCTCGTATTCAGCCACAGTAATATAGCTGTTTGTTGTTGTGCCGCCTACTGTTGTAACTATCGCCATGACTTATCCCTTCTTAGTAGACGCTTTCTTTTTAGCAGCCTTTTTAGGAGCTTTGCCGCCTTCCCACGCTTCGTTTGCTTCAGTCTTTGGATCATCTGCTATGAGTTGACCTTTATTATTCCTTGCTCGTTTTGGTTCGCCTTCAAAACGCTCGTGCTTCTTGCTATCGAAATCTATCTCGTTGATTAGCGCCCATCCAACTTTTGAGCCTTTATGCTTTATCTTAATAAGATTCATTTTATCACCATTTAACTTTTGCAGCCCAAAAAGCCGCACTCATTCGACCTTTCTGGATGTTCTTTCTATGTCTAGCTAAGAAAGACTTTCTCCTAGCTTTCTGTTCAACAGTTCTAGGGTTTTTTCCTGCGCCCTTAACACCCTGCTGACCAAATCTAACTGTTTTAACCCTATCTCCGACTTTAGCTAATACAACATGGCTTTTAGTCGGGTGACTTGGCGTTTTCTTTGGCTTGTTATATCCTGCGACACCCAACCTTTTTATTCTCGGATCTCGCTTGCTCATCTTAGTCGCCTTAATGCTCTGCGTTCAGTTTTAGTATATTTAGCCGATTGTTTACCTGATTTAGTGGCCTTATTCTTTGCTCTTGATCCTGCTGCCTTTTGTGCAGGGGTTAAGCTATCTCTTACAGCCTTTGGTAAATAACGACTCTTTTTCTTCTTGCCTGTATAATCCCACTTCTCACCTGTCCATTTCCTAAGCGATATTTGCGACTTCTTGAGAGCCATCTATCTATACCCTCCTCCTGCTGCTTTATATCGTCTAGCTAACATTTGAGCCTTTCTAGCGCTCCATTGCCCTGCGCGACCGCCTTTTGATCCACGTTTAATAGAGTAAAACAACTGCTTACGCATTTTAGGCTTTGTGTAGTTCCCTGCTGCGTTAACGGTTGATTTACGTCTTTTAGGCACTGTTATCTCTTTCTAGCCTTCTTCTTGGCTGTCATACTTAACTGTGAAAAGTGATATAAGCGTTTGCTTGTTTTACCATGCGTCTTTCCAGAATGGATCTGACCGTTTGGCATCCTGTGAGAATTGCCCTTAAAAACAGTTCCATCTCGCAAGTAATGTTTAACGCCTATTGCCATTACTTTTTCTTACCACCCTTTTTCTTTGGTGGACGGCCCTTCTTAGTTCCGTAAGTACCCATTCCTTTTGGCATATCAATCTCCTTAGAAGTGGAAAAGAAAAGGGGCTTTCGCCCCTCATCAATTAGCCCATAAGAACCGCGATTGCGTCTGAGTTCCATGCTTTGACGCCCCAGACTGCACCAACTTGGATCATTGCTTTGTTGAAGCCTTTATAAACGGCAACCTCAAAGACCATTCCAGTAAGTGGATCTTGAACGACCATGATGTCCTCAGCAGCATCGCCACCTGTTGGTTTAGCAGGCGCTCTCATTGCGATTTCCATTCCTGCTTGGTGCATCATAACGTTTGCAGTGTAGTTATTGCCTACTGTGATCGCTGCGTTATCTGCAACTGCCACTCGTAGACCAGTATCACCTACAACCAAGCTACCGCCTGCGAGAGCAGTATTTACAACATAAGCGTTTGTATCGCCTGCGATTGTAATTACATCTCCTGCAACGATTGTACCAGAACCACCATCAGCAGGGATCGTAGTATCACCAATAGCTGCTGAAGCATTGTTGACAAGGTAAGATGTACCTGTGCCTTTGGTGTGGCTCTGCACTTGGCTACTTTCTTTCAGTGAAACACCTTGCAAGTTAAGTAGCTCACCTCTGCGAAGAGTATCGTCACTTCCTGCTGTGTTTACTTGAGTAAGTGTTGCTAAGTTACGAAGATTAACTCCTGCACTTGTGTTTACAACCAAGCTCATTAGTCCGTCATTAGTTGGCATTCCGTTGTCAGCTAAGATTTGACGAGCCGCTGCGACTGTGTTGAAGTTCGAACCAAATGGAGTTGTTCCTGCTGTTCCAACTGCACGAGAAGCGTTCTTATATGCTTCTTCAGCTAAATCAGCTTCCATTTCGTTCACAAGTGTTCGCATAGCCTGTTGGATTTGTGCGCCATATACTGTTTCGTATCCTGCGCCACCATCTAAGAAGCGTACATCTTCTCCAGTGTATGGGATCTGAACACCGCGCTGATTAGATATTGTCAGCGTTTTGTTAGTTAGTGTTTGATCTGTTCCCTCTGGAATAGTCATACTTGGTGCGATTGTTACTGCGGTTGCAGCAGGAGTAGCGAATGAACGCACATTCTGCCCAACAGCAGCTTCTTCTGATCCTGCGTTCACAGTTGAAGCAGGGATAAAGCCTGTTAGTTCTCGGCCTACAATGTCAGCAGCTCTATAAATGTCTGCCGCCAGATCTGTTAAGACGTTTGCCATAACATTTTCCTTTCTGTTTAACGGTTAGCCATTAACGACCTTGCCGCCATCTTTGAAGAATAGTGAACGTTCTCTTTGACCCATTGTATTGAATTGTGAGCGCGTCACCGATTTAACGCCAGACTTGTTGCCTGAACTCGCTGGAGGCTTACCACCTCCTGAAACACCACCATCTTTTACAAAAAGCTGACCTGTTCCTGACGCTGCAAGTTCTCTGGCTAGATCCGCAATAGTTGCGTAACCATCGCCACCCGATCCTGCGAGGGGTTTAGACTTATCTGACGACATTATACGAATATTTCCATTCTCGTCAAACCCAATTCTTTCTTTTGCTAAGAGAGATAAGGGTTCTAGTCCGTCCGATACAATATTTTGTCCTGCTAATTCTGATTTTAATTCGTTCATAGCATTTCTTTTTACGAGATCCTGACGAATAGATTGCTCTGATTTTAGCTTCTCTTCGTACTGCGATTTGATCTGTGCGATTATTTCTTCGTTACTATTGTCGGCCTGTTCAACTGGCTTCTTTTGCAACGCCTCTAGCTCTGACTTAAGACGCTCGTTTGATTTCCGTCTCCGCATAGCCTCTTCATTTGAATCGACTAGCTTCTGATTAGTTTCTTTTAGTTGCTTATTGAGATCAGCTATTAGATCATCTCGATTGTCTACAGTTTCCGTTTCGACTTGTGTTTCTTCTATTACTTGTGCTTCTTCTGCCATGATATGGTTTCCTTTGCGCTGTACCGTTTCGCTTAACAGGTTATTGCCTGTCTAAATTACTAAGATTGGTACGCATCTTAATATTCTATT